TTGTTTATTTATCTCTGTATGCTTTCAACACGCGAAGCTAGCTTTAGCTCCAGTCCTAGTCAAGTTGTCGTTTATTGGAAAACAAACGGGTACAGTGAACGATATTGTGTTCACTTCGGTTTCCGACCGCTTGTTGGTTGCTTTTCCACCTATAGAAAGGACGCTTAGTTTCACGCCAGCACCACCCTCAGAGCCGGATTCACCCTCAATCGTTACACCTATCGTAAAGCTTACCTCCTGCACCATTCTTCTGCCGGTAGTAGTGTTTAAGAATTTTGGTTCCGAGGTGCTGGTAAATGATGGGTTAATGATAGCGGTACTACCGGATTCTGTAAGTGCTGTTTGAGATTCTTCAATACCCTTCACTACACTGATCAAGGTGTCTTTTATGTATTCGCTTAGTTCCATGGCTATAACTGATTAATAAAAATATTTTATCTCTACCAATTGACGGTGGGAGACATATAAACCTAACGACTTCCAAGCAACTAAGCCTGAATAATCGATTACTATATTCCCGTCCTGGTTATACGCCCAAGGAACGATAATGGTATCCAGTATCGGAGCGCTCTTTCCGTAAACAATAGAATGTATTTCCTTTTTGTTTGCTTTGTAAAAGTTAGCCCCACTATCTATAGCCTCGTCTATTTGCCGTATGATCTCATTGTATACCTTGAAAAAATTAAGCGAGTGGTATATGTAATCCATCTTGTTTTCCCGATACGGAACCATATCGATAAACTTTTTAATACCGATACCCTTTACGTATTCTTCGTATACTTCGGCCAGATCTTGGAGTTTATACAAGGATGATATTTCATATGCGGTATAACTTAACCCGTCACATAGGTCGTCAAAAACTATTGCTTCCATGGCTGATTTGGTTTTCCTTGCTAGGGCCGCGTTGGCGCATGTAAGGATAAAGCTCCGATCTTGGTTGTATCCCATAAATTTACCACGATCGTAGTAGGTGAATTCACCAGACTTGATGACAATGTTGTTATTATTATCGTCCACAAGTATGTAAACAAGGTGGGTGAATTCCATGGTTGTTTTTAGTTATCACTTAATTTTTTCGCCTGGTTTTTCTGTTTGACCTCTCAATTTCTCTCACATGGTCGTATGGTGTGACATAAATATCAAATCCTCTTATAAATTCTATCCCGTCATGATCGAAAGCCAACACTAACCTGTGTACGGAGAAAGATTTTTCTTTCTTGTAATGCCGTTGTGATCTGCCGCCGCTTATTATCGGATAAAGTGCCGAAGGATGATCCAATGAGTATAGGTCTTTAATCACTTTGCTGGAGGGTGCTATTATCGTGGGCGCCAGCTCTTTTTGCTTATCTATCACCATTGTCTCTCCGAGAAGTACTTTAGATGTTTCTCCGTCAATGATCCAATAGCTTCGGTTCCAGTTTATCGAAATCAAATTGTTTAATTTGTTTTCTATAGACACCTCAAAGTTATTGGAGAAAAGTTTCAAGAATTCCACTGATACGCTATCATCTTCAAAATGAAAAGCATTGGTTGTGTCATCATTTATCCTGACGTAAGCATCTCCTATCCTTCTGCCAAAATCCTGGGCAATCAATCCTGAAAATTGGATCACCAGTGCTGACAATATTGCAATTCTTTTCATGATAGGTGTTTTTACTGGTAAGGGATAGGACAATTTTATTTAGAATAGGATATTTCTCCTCCGACGGACTCTGCCAACTTTATTAAATTGCCAAACAGGCCATAAGACCCATTATAAGCCTTCCCCAAACAAATAACATCCCGTATTTGTGGATTACCGTTTTGAACACTAAGCCCGCTTGGTCGTGAATTAGGGTACGATGTTGACGATATAATCACGGCTGAATCTCTGGTAGTCACATTTATAACCTGCATATGTGTTGTACCTATAGGGTCACGAGCCAAAAACTCACCGCTTATGATTGTACCGAATTCCTTGTCTTTCTTAGATATTGAAAAACCCAAGTCAACCATTGCCCTACCAACCTTATTGAAGTTTTCTTCCTCAGTAAGTGAATTTTTAACAGTCACCACCCTGTCCCTCTTTTTTGGATTAGGTTGAGAAATTGCTTTGTCAGAGATTAACGCCACCAGTATATAACCAATTATAATTGTCCTCATTAATAGTAGATGTTTTTTCATAAATCAGATTATCCTTTAATTATTGGTTGTTGCTTGAAATTGTATACTACTTTTCTATATCAGGAATAGGGGGTCTGAAGGAAACTATTTTGCGGTAAATGAATACCTGATTTATTTCCGAAATAGGAATTATGTAGTCCTTAAAAGCAGGATTATAAGAGTGGCATTTGATATACCCCTCTTCGATGTTATGCTCCGTTATCTGTTTCAGCACCACACCGTCTTTGCTAACAATCACGAATAGGTTATTCCTGATCGGTAGACGCTCGCCTGAATTTATTTTCAGTTCTTTTATTAGAATCTCCGTGCCGTGCGGTATTGATATTGATGTCCCATCATCCATCGAATGGCCATCCACTCTTACCACAAGGTATTTACCTCTCTCGAATTCCTTGGGAACCAGCCTCTTTTTGGTTTCAGGCAATACGCTTAGGTCATCAACGCCAAGATAGCCAGCCGCCGTAGCTAAATCCTCATACTCAACCATCATGTAATCCTCATAGGGGATAGGTGTTATCCCATCCGGTTTATTAATTTGGTCACTTGTGGCTAAGTTAGTATTTTCTTTTAAAATATTGCCGATACCAGTCTTTAAATATTCCTCGTTTACTTTAGGATAGGCCTTTGTTATCAATGAGATAAGGCCATTGCTTAATTTTTTAACTTTTCCGTCTCGGATGTCGTATAGATTTTGTGTTCTTTTTAGTCCGATTGACGTAGCAAATGAATTATAGTTTTCTCCGAGAACATCTAAAACTTCTTTCAGTATTTCGCTTCCATTTTTCATTTATATTGCAGTAATTCTGTATTTATTTATATATTTGCTTTTGTTAACTAATCTTTGTATCTGTCAAATAAGAAGTACGCAAGGGTAATTACGGTTGCCAACGCGGCTAAGAGATAAATTGCAGTCATTATGGCGTTCGAAATGTTTCTTTTTTTCTTGGGTTTTACTTTAGGGGTTGGTATCTCTATGCTTTTTATGAAATCAGATAGATAATCATTGTCTATAAGCCATTTAGTACCGTTTATTCCCATTCTATAAAGATTGCCATCCCTCCTTACTAACCCCTCGCTTTCAGCCAAATCCAATAAAATCCTTTCATTTTCTGTCGTAGATTTATTTACACTATAATACCCATTACGCTGTATGTATCGAAGTATATCAGCCGTACCCATCTTAAATTTTTCTCGTTGATAATCAACTAACTGTATTTATTCTGTAAAATATCTGTAATAATATTTTGAATTACAGAAATACTGTATTATATTTGTGCTATAGCAATACAGAAAAGCAAATATACAACAAAACAGGCTATGGTAGCAGAAATCACCAAATTAAAACCATCAGTTGTAGAGGAAGTTAAGAAAAGCCTCGGTATCAAAAATCGGCTACAGTACGAGTTACGGATTAGCTATGACACTATGATGCGTTGGTTACGGTCAAACAGTGACAATCTTACCAAAGCGCACGCTCTCCGCATCATCAGCGAAGAAACCGGAATACCACAACACGAATTATTGGAGCAATAAAAAACCCCGCTGTTGACGCAACGGGGCAAATGGTTAAACCACTTTAAATACTCTTAGAGATGCCAAATGTAAAAAAAATCGAACAATTCATCAAGGAGATGAAAAAATTCACGGACAAGGACGGATTCGAATGGGCGCTATTGGCTGCCGAATACAACGACGATCACCTTGTGGCTGAATTCGTACCGCACTCAATGATCGCAGACGATTCATGGCAGGAAGATGACGTAAGGAGCCTGTTGGTGGAATACGAACCCCAATCGGTAGAGACGGTAACCGGGAACGAGTACCCAAGCTTTTCGACCCGCTACGTGGAATACGACGACCCCGCATTTGACAGGGACATGGCAATTGCGGTGGCGTTCGACCAAGCGATTGAATACCTGCATGAAAGGAGGGTAAGCCATGCTGCTTAGCGTAAACGAATTGATAGACATGGCAATCGAGGTATCGATGAACGGCACCAAAAAGGTAGCCGTTCAGTTCGCCCCGATAGCGAAGATAGTGACATTCTATTTCTTCGAGGGCTTGGAGATAGCCAAGTCATACGCGGTTGACGTAAGCAACCCTAACCCTGAACAAATAGACGAAGTGTTTACCGAAATAACCAAATGCATAGAATTGGAGGTCTGCAATGGATAAGCAACTACTGATGAAAATCAACCGGGCGGCATTCGAAATAGGGATGAACACTGAACACGATGTGCATGTGTCTTTCTTCACCAAAACAAATACGTTGCAGGTGCAGATTTACCGCGGAGGCTTCGGCTTCGACAACGAGCCGGAAACTATGTCGAGCATATTCACGAAGCCGGAGGCGATACTTTTCTCGCTCCTGTCCCTGCTTAATGAAAAGGAGGAGGCGGCATGAGTACCTTACGAGTAATGAGGTCATCGTATCCGGCGGATATGAGACCCAACAGGCCGAGGAAAGGATTCAACCAATGGGCTTTGTTCATCAAGCAGCAGCTGATGAAGATGGAGTACCCGAAACTGAAAGGGGGCGCGAAATGATAGCACGTGAAGAAATCGGAAGCGGTGAATACCTCGACCCCAAAGGCCGCCTGTTCCTGCGAAGCGGGATGCCCGAATACTCGTTCGTAGAAGACCTGCAGGAAATGGAGGATGAGTTATTCGAGGAAATCGAAAAACTGCCTAAGTGGAAGCAAATTATGATTGATTTCTCCATCTACATCCTTTGCGCAGGGCTGATAGTATTAGGGCTTATTCTTTAACACTTAAAAATCTCTTGGAAATGGAAAATCTAGCGAAAGCAATCATAAACGTAATCAAATCGGTCAAGAATATCGAAAAGAACCTTACCGTAGGGGAAGGCAGAAACTCATACAAGGGGGTCGGGGATGCCGACGTAAAAAATATAATCGGCAAGGCTATGGCTGACAACGGACTGTGCATCCTTCCGATATCGGTTGAGCCTACCGTTAAGGTGGAGCGATGGGAGACGCAGTACAACGGTCAGCCGGTCATCAAGCAGCAGGTGTTCACCGAAGCCAAGACCAAGTATCTCTTGCTTCATGAAAGCGGGGAAAGCCAAGTGATAGAAGGCTATGGACATGGCGTTGACAGCCAAGACAAATCAGCCGGCAAAGCAACCACCTATGCGCTCAAATACGCCCTGCTTTACTCGTTCCTCGTGCCGACAGGCGACATCGACGATTCGGATACCGTACATTCGGACAACCACCAAACCCCACCAAAACAGGTCAAGCAGACAGCTAAACCGGCATCACAGCAGCAGGCCGCCAAACAGGAACTGTACCCCGGTCTTTTGGACAAATGGAATGCTGCAAAGGACTTCATTAAAAATTACGATGAAGGTTCTGTATTCGACGCTTTAGACAGCATCAAAAAGAAATATACCCTTAGCGAGGCAAACGAGAAACTGCTGGTCAAAGAAGCCAAAGGGATTGAGATCAATAACGACGATCCCTTAGAAGCAATCGACGCCATCAAGACCGCAAACGACATGGCTACGCTCAACAAGACATTCAACGAATGTTCGGCGCTCCACACCAATAAGGCTTTTGTTGAAGCCTATGCGGCACGTCAAAAGGAACTGGCTAAACTTGGAAAGGCAGCGTAATGGGGATGACAAAACAACTTTACGGGGATATGCAGGAATCATATCCCCTTACGGAAGCCGAAGAAATGGAGATTATCCGGCAGCAATTAATTATCGAACAATTAGCATACGAAGAAAATGGAAGTACTGGAAACGACACCAGCACCCGAAATTGGGTTGCAGCTATCTGACGAGAAGCTGCTGAACCTAAGCAAGGAATACATAGGCAAGGTAGTGACGACGCTAAAGAATCGCGTATTGGATGGACAGCTCGATGAAATAGAAACTTTCATCGCTGTAAAAAAAGGATTAGAGTTTTTTAGCCAGGCCGAAAAACAGTTAAGGCCAATCGCAGAGAACAAGATACGGCTTGCTAAAGGCGAAGTTTACAAGAAATACGGCACCGAAATCAGCCAAGCTGAAACTGGTGTATCCTACAGTTTTGAGGAATGCAACGACCCGCAATGGAACAGGCTTAAAGCAGCAGCAGACGAAGCAACCACAGAGCTAAAAAACAGGGAGAAAACACTGAAAACATTCACTAAACCGGTGGATGTTTTGGACCCCGAAACAGGCGAGGTAACAACGGTGAATCCGCCCGTTCGCAGCGGCAAACTAGGCATTAAACTTTCAATCAAATAGCCATGAATCAAGCAGTAGTAAAGAAGCTGGACAACACCCACTCAGCCAATATGGAGCGGGTGAAAATATTCGCCAAACAAATAGGCGAGGCCATTGCGGAGAAAGTGGATCAAGACAATCCGGATGAATTGATGGGAAAGCTCCAGGAACTTGCAAACCTGCAATCCACGGCCAGCTACTGCCAAGCCATGGCCACGAGGCTGTACAACGATAAGGTTGCTGACCTATGCGAATCACCCGCGTACAGCACAATGTCTGCTACAGACAAGAAAATGATATTCGCCGGCAGGGCGTCCGAGGAAATATATTACGTGGAATTGTGCGAGCGGTATTCGCGTAGCCTTACACATGCGATTGAAAGTATTCGAAGCATATTGAGCTTCAAGAAAAGTGAAATGGAACTTTCTAAGTTCCAAGAGACATAACCGTCATGGTCGCCTCCGAGTACCATATTCGACCATCCATCGATTTGGGGGCTATCCTGTCTAACGCTGCGTCACCGAATGACGGAATGAATTCTAAAAAGGCGCATCGGGTGGTGAAATCGGGGAGGCTTAAAAATTCAACCGATAAGGATAGCAAGGATTGACAGCCGGAATAGACGGCAGAGACGCAATCTTTAACTGCGATGACAGCCGGAAAATTAGACACTCCACGGCAGATGACAGCAGGGAATAGACCTGCAAAACAGGCGCCCATGTCCACGGTGGCGAGTTGGTCTCCAAAACCGACTGGATAGGTTCGATACCTATGGCGTCTGCAACCATTCAAGCGAGAGACGACACGAGTAGCCGCACACGCAGCGATGGACTGATCGGGGATGTTGGAATACCCCTGGCGTACGTGAACAGAACGTATGACGGCGTGGAAAGATGATGAAAGTGTCTGACAACAGGGAATAGACCGCGCAAGGGTGAAAGGCCCTTACTTAAAATTGATTGACAATGGAACAAGCAAGATTTGAAGACTTACCGGCGCTGGTTGTCTTGTTAAGGCAGGAAATATCGGAACTTAAGGCTATTGTAGCTGAAAAGCTTACCACACCGGAAGGTTACGAGCCGGATGTAACTATGACTCCTGAAGAAGTGGCCAAGTACTTAGGGTGCACCGTTCAGAACGTACACGACAAGAAAAACAAAGGCAATCTTCCGTTCCATCAAATAGGACGAAAGATATTCTTCAAAAAGAAGGACGTAGACGATGCAACCAAAGTTATACGAAAACGTAAATTTTTCAGATAAGCTCATGTCTACAGAATTGCAAATTAAAGAGCAGCTATTGCAGGGCAAGGTCTTGACCAGCTGCACCGCCGCAAAGACATTCCTTACAGCGGATCTTCGAAAGTACATAAGCAACCTTAGGAAGGCAGGAATGGACATTAAGGACGAAGTAGTTGTGTCGGGCAATGGCAAATGGTATAAAAAATACTGGTTTGGTGGCGGCTCAACAAGTTAGGCTTAAGAGCGACCAGGTGAGTATATTCTACAAGAATGGCAAGCAACCTATGGTGTATGCCAGAAAAGGCGAAATACTGCCCGTAGTGGCCGAACACGGCAACGTATTGATACTGCAATCGAAATCAGGGGTTAAGTTCCCTGTGAACAAGGAAAACACAATATAACCATGGCAAGACCGACAAAGGAAGGATTGGACTATTTCAGCTTCGACGTAGACTTTTTTCAAAACATAAAGGTTCGAAAAATAAAGATGGCTTGTGGGCCTCAAAGTGTCTCTATACTTATTTGCCTGCTATGTAATATCTATCGTAATAAAGGGTATTGCATTTTGTGGGACGAAGACATGCCTTTTCTAATTGCTGACGAAGTTGGGGTTAGCGAGGGCGCAGTTATTGAGACATTGAAGAAGGCTGTCCAGGTCGGATTTTTTGACCAAAAACTTTCGGAGAAAAAAGTCATTACGTCCGTCGAAATCCAAAAAAGGTATCGTAAAATAGTTACCTCATCAAAGCGAATAGGCTGTGAAATTCCACCTTGTCACAACCTTTTATCCGTAGATAATGGGGTTATCTCCGAGTTTCCTCCGGAAGAAACTATGTTAACTCCGGAAGAAACCCGGTTTCCTCCGGAAGAAAGTACACAAAGTAAAGTAAAGGAAAGTAAAGTAAATAATAACCCCCCTATATCCCCCCAAGGGGGGAGCTCGGCTGATGAGCTTTCATCTAACGAACCTGAGGTAGAAGCAACTTTTGAAAAAAGAAAAAAAGTTGCGCCAAAAAAAGAAAAGCCAGAACCCCCGGCGATAGAGGAATTCGTGGCGTATGGCTTGGCAAATATCACGGGGGTTACTTCATACAGGTTGGATCTATGGGAAAACGCGCTACGGCTGAAATACAAGGCTTGGCTGGAGGCGGGATGGAAGACAGGAGGGAAGAATCCTAAAGATATTCAGGTTTGGAAAACAACACTGCTACACACCATACCTTACTTGGAGCGTGTGGTATCGATGCAGATTCATAGCCAGCCGACGACATCCAAGCTTGAACATAATTTGAATGTTGGCGCAAGAGTATGGGGGATTAACTGATGGAATTACAAATCGTAGAACAAAACAAATTGGTCGTTGCCATGCAGTCACCGATGATTCGCAACTCAGACGACAGGATTATTACCGACACGCTTGGTAGGGCGGTGGTGAAAGCATTCCAGGATACGGGGCAACGCATCGACGAAGCCGATCAAACCTATCTGAAATCAGCGTTGTTGACGGAAGCTAGGAGATATCCCAACCTTAGGATCGAGGAAATCCCGGTAGCAATCGAGCGGGGCGTCAGAAGGGAATACGGCGATTACTTCGGCATCAACGTAGTGTCGATTTCAGGATTCTTCCGTGGTTATCTAGCATCTCAGGAAAGGGCAGAAGCCGCCAAGGAATTGAACAAGCTTGCACTGCCTGAACCGACCAAGCCAACCGAGGCCGAAATCCAAGCCATGGAGATTGACATGATTGTTAAGGCCTACGAAAAGTTCAAATCGGATGGTCACTACACCGATTTCGGAAACCATGTTTACCGTAAGCTGGACGAACGCGGATTGATAACTTTCACCGCCGAACGCAAGCGCGAGTTCATGGATCAGGCCAAAAAGACGGTGGAGGTCAAAAACAACCCCGCCACGGCATTAACCCGTGAAGAACGGGCGAAGAGACGGTCGGTTATCGAAAGTCTCGCAAACGCGATAAAAACAGGCGATTCGATTGTCGTAAGGGAAGCCAAGCAGATAGCCCTTATGGACTACTTCCGGGGACTGTACGAAATGGATATTGACATCAATGATTTATTAGGATAAAAAAAATGGTTAGAGCAATGGTTTATGCCGGATTGCCTGCGGATTATCAGGTAATGGCAAAGTATGGGGTCACTCATTCGGGACATGACGAAATTCTTACGGCGGTATGCGTAGGGCTAAGGGTAGAACTGAAAGCAATTATTGGAAAATGCCGTATGCGCCATCTAGTGGAGGCAAGGCAGATAGCTTTCTATCTCATGAGACAGCTTACGGGTCTTACCCTTAAACAGATCGGGGAGGTGTTCAACAGGGATCACAGCACCGTCGTGTACGGGATACAGACATGCAGCGACCTACTGGATGTGGATATCGATTTCCAAAAGAAAGTTCATAGGATAAAATCACTGCTTCGATGAGAAACAGCACCATCAAACCGAAGATAGGCCAATGCCCTGAATGTCCACCGGGCTTTGAGAAACCCCTCATATCCGGCAAGTGCCAATACCACTACTGACAGGGGAAAAAGAAGCCGTTACCGAAGCCTACGAAGCCCATACGGCCGCGTAGCAAGAAAAGGGCAGCACAGGAACGGATATACGCCAAAAAGCGGCAACGAATTGCACAGGAAGAACATGTTTGCCAATTTCCCGGGTGCGGTCGCATGGCAGATGAAATACATCACAGCGAGGGCAGACAGGGCGAAATGCTGAATAGGGAAGAATACTTTGTCTTCCTCTGTCATGAGCATCATGTTTGGGCGGAAGAACATCCCGAATCAGCCAAGGAGCTGAAATTGTCACGTAACCGGATAGCAAATAATAACGAATGAAATACACGGTCTATTTTGAGATATACGGAAAGAAAATGAAAACCACCGTAGAGGCAGACAGCAAATCACATGCAATGGAAATCGTAAAGAGTAAAATCAAATTCCATGACGTGATACCTAATGTCAATAAAAAAGAAACTACTGCGACGGACATTATGGACTTTTTAACGGGATTTGGTAAATAAGTAATGGATAAGCTACTAATAGGCATAGACGCAGACGTTGACAAATCCGGTTTCAGTGTATGGGATCCGAAAGCAAAGGAATTCGTACAGCTATCGGACTACAGCCTGTTTGAGCTATTCGTAAAGCTGAACGATCTGCACCAGCGGTTTGAATTGATGGTATACCTGGAGGATGCTTCCCTGTCCAAAGGCATGTGGCACCGTGGCGGCATTGGCGCGGCAAAGAACGTCGGAAAAAATATGGCAATCGCAAAACAGATACGGGTGTTCATGGATGCCAATCACATCAGTTACCAATTGCTTAAGCCAAACGGTTATTCGAGATACGATCACAGGACTTTCTGCAGGATCACGGGGTGGCCTTTACAGGAAAGAACAAACTCGGAAAAAAGGGCGGCAGCAATGATGGTTTTTGGAAGAACAAAATAGCGAAAAGGAAAGTAATACTTTACTCACTTTACTTTTAAAATTATGAACGCAGAATTGATCGCAAACGGTCTTAGGATGGAATACCCAGACATCTACACACGGCTGATAGCCAAAATATCGGATATGGTGCCCGTAACGGATGAATCCGGCGACGTTAACAGGATAATACGAAGATATTGTTCGTATCACAGGATTAACAGCGATGGTCTGAAGGTTTCCAGTGCGCACCGAAAGAGATTATTAGCAGTCTGTATTCTTGCGCTGCAGCCGGAAAAAATAAAAGGTTATAGCCATAGGAGGCTTAAGAACGGAATAATCAGTGAGATTAGTAAATATTGCGGATGCGGAACCGACAGCCTTAAAAAGTGGGTTGGTGAAATCATATTCCAATACGGGAACGTATCTGACTTTAAGAAAGATATAGACGATATAACGTCAACATTAAAAAAAATTAAAAAATAATTTTGATTACCAATAAATATTGGTAATTTTGCTTTGTGAAACATTCGTAAAGCCATGAAAACACTTGCACTGATAGTCTTGGTAACCTTATCCTCCTGCAAAAAGGAAGTACCAGAACCAAACTTCCCCATAGAGAAACTAAGGGACTTAAACGACCACATTAACACCTTAAAGGTGGACACCATTAAATACTAAGACTATGGAAGCATTAATCATTCTAGCCACCCTATTAGCAGTTATAGTAGCAGTTACAGGGGTTGTGCTTACCCTCCGTGGCTTCAAGCCTTTAGAATTTGAGTTACCTGGGTGGGTAGGCAATTCGGTGGCGTGGGTAAAGAGGATAATTAAATAGACCACTTCCCCCCATTCCATTCTTTAGGGGGTGGAGGGGGAGATAAAAGAGAGAAATGATGACACAGACACTTTTTGGAGAAGAAAACGAAATGACAGCCAAAGACATCCTGTGCGATGACAAGGGCGTCATCATGCGAAGCGACCAAGCAACCCTTTCCGTCCGCAAGCTTAGAGATAGGTATCAGGTATTCATGTATGAAAAAGATGAAGATGGCGCTATGATATCCATTGAATTTTTCAAGGAATATGCCGAGGCCTTGCGTGATTACTTAACCAAATCATTGGAAACGGATCCGGCTAATGTTTAACCACCCCCATTAAGGGGGATAAATGACAAAGCAATGAAAAAATTATTGGAAGAAATCAAGCTAATGAGCAAAAAGGAATTTGCAGAATTCCTTATCGAGGACATCCATATGGGCAGCGCAAGCACGTCCGATGTCATGACTTACCTACGTGCGTGGACAGAGGGGTTAGAACATCACAAACACTCAACCACCGGATTGTGGGCTACAGACAGACCAGAAATGGTAGATGACCCAAAGAGTGTATTGTTTCAAATTTAAGGGGGATAGATAAAAGAAAGATGACACAGCAAGAACAAAAAGACGAATTACTTACATCAGCCCAAATGGCACAAAACCATTTGTTGTGCGATGTTAATGATGAAGATGATTTTGATGATGAAGATACTCCGCCTGACTACTATCAATGTATGTGCTGTGGTAATGTTCAAAGCCGTTCATATAGTTGTAACCGTTGCGCTGGTCCAGTATCAGAATGTTGGTATTAATATCGCACAACAGCCATCTTTGCGATATCAGGGATTAAAACAGCAATAACTTTTAAAATAAAAAATAGAGGGATGACACATCAAAAATTATTCAACCACATGTCTAACGAACATGGTTTAACGCTACTTGAAAGCGAAATGGACGAAATAATATCTATATGCAGAGAAATTGACCAGCAACACCTACTCGACGACTTCGCCAAGGCGGCTATGCAGGGGATGATGTCAAACGGCACATTCGGAACCTATGACAACGACGATATTTCCGCTCACAGGTGCTACGACATCGCAGAAGCACTTATGAAGGAACGGGAAAGGAGGATGAAGGGATGAAATCAGAAAACACATTCGGATTCTTAATGATTGCCGTCATAATCTTGATAGGATTAACCGCTGTCTTGATTTGGCGAATGGGAGAGCGTCACTACGAACGCTCCAGCAGCTTCGTAGGCTACTCACAATCATGCTGGCAGGTGGACGATACGCTCTACGTAGTTACGGCTAAGGGAGATACGGTAAGGTTGGATGTTTCAAGGTTGGAGGATTAATAATGGATAGACTGGAACAGATCAAGAATGAAGTGGCGAAAGAAAAGTATTCATGCTCTTGGATTTACGCTTGTTCATTCATGCATGCTGGTGACGTAGAGCTTCTTATGAATGAAGTAGCCCGTCGTTATGCCACCGAAGTAGCAAGGCACAACTTGGAGAGGGCGGCGGAGGCGGCGCAAGTAACACCAACAGGCAATTATATACTGTCCTACGAGGTCGACAAAGAATCAATCACTTCACTTGAAATAGAACTGATATGACCTGGGAACAACGAAAACAACGCCTGATCGAAATCCGCAAGGAAATAACAGCTATGGGTCACGTAGCATTGCAGGAGAATCTACCGATGGAAGTTGACAAGGTAGGTAAATTCCTCGCCCCCTACGCTACGATTGAAAAGGCTATTGATAAACTGATTAAACGGGGAGCGAAATGACCAGCCGATCGAGAAAAACACCCGAACGACTGGCTGATGAAATAATAGCCATGATGCAAAAGGCCGGACTTACCCCCGATGAAATGCTGGAGGTGATACGGATGGCAAGACAAAAGTACGAGAAGCGCAGCAGCAAGCAACTTTCACTACTAGACAACCACGAGGCTTAGAGCGGAATCGTAACCCGCTTTGTCCGCTAATTAAAAAGGAGATAATATGAAAACAATAACAAGAAAATGCCGCAATTGCCCCGATGGGAGATCCAAACACCCAAAGATAACCCGAAGCAGGCCGAGAAACATCGTTCCGGTCACGCTGCCGCTACACGACCTATCCGACCGGACGCGGTATAAGTCGCATAGGTATACACTGGATCCGTCATACTTCGTTGTGCGTACTTCGGAGGTGATCAACCAGCACGACCTTTTGAGTGTGGATGGGGAAGTTTTGAAGGTGGTTTCGGTCGAGGCGGTCAGCGAGGGGTGCTTGGAGATACGCACCATAAGATTTGAAAGGTATAACCGATGACCCACGGCAGTCTATTCAGCGGAATCGGTGGCTTCGATCTGGCGGCCCAATGGATGGGGTGGGAAAACGCTTTCCATTGCGAAATCAATCCATTCGGACGCCACGTGCTGAATTATTACTGGCCAAAAGCTATAAGTTATGAAGACATCACAAAAACAGATTTCACTGTTTGGAGAGGAAGAATCGACGTGCTTACCGGGGGATTCCCATGCCAGCCGTTCAGCCTTGCGGGGAAACGAAAAGGCACAGAAGACGAACGCCATTTGTGGCCCGAAATGCTTAGAGCAATTAGAGAAATTAAACCACGTTGGATCGTGGGCGAAAACGTTTTCGGCCTTGTTAATTGGGACGGGGGATTGGTATTCGAGCAGGTGCAGGCTGACCTGGAAGCTGAAGGGTACGAAGTACAACCGTATATACTTCCAGCTTGTGCCGTCGGTGCCCCGCACCGAAGGGACAGGGTTTGGTTTGTTGCTCACGCCATCGACAGTCATGCCCGTGGAGCATCCGGACGACATGAGGGCGCGGGCGGAACGGAACGGATACAGGAACGGAACGAAATGGAACAGTCCGGCGAGCCAAGTGGCATATGGGGGATTTCTACCGACCCCTCAATCAAGGGATTGGAAAAGCCCGGACAAACCGGATTCGGGAAACATGAAGCGGAAGATAGAGAATGGATGGTCGATAGACCTGAACAGCTTTGTCGGTATGCTTCCGACCCCAACGGCCAGCAGCGACGCAAAGGGGGGGTGTACGCGACCGAATCCGAAACGGCAAAACGACACACTGGCGCATTCGATACACGGGGCGATTGGAGAACCTGGTCAGACTTCCCAACTCAATCCCCGGTTCGTGGGCGAAATGATGGGATACCCTCCGGACTGGCTGGAATTACCGTTTCAAAGCACCGGAACGAATCAATAAAAGCATACGGGAATGCGATAGTGCCGCAGGTGGTCTACCAGATTTTCAAATCAATACAGCAATATGAATCATAACCCCCACACCCCACATATATGTCACTTACGTAAAGTATTGATAAAACTTCTAATGATTTGGAATAAAACTGAAATGATAAACCAAGAAACAGGGAGAATTATAAATACCGTTCCCCAATACCAAATAGGAGCCTTGAATTTATCGTAAAATGCGATAACAGATGATCTAAATGTTTTTGAATCTGATTGAAAATAGAAAATGATAAATACTATGGCGAAGAAAACAATTACCCCCAAAAACGTTGGCCCTTGCCTCCATTTTCTTCTAATCAGAAAAGGTGTTCTTCTCATTGGCGACTATTTTATGCTGTTGATCTTTTCAGCCAATTCTTTGAGTATCCGTTTAGCATCCTCGGCATCCGATTCAGTAAGACGCTGTTTTCCAGTCTTGTTGGCCACTTCATTTAGCTTGTTGACAAGTTTCTGTTTGGCATACTTGTTATCCGGCCACATCTTACGCGCCAGTTCAGCGGTGTTTATAAGCTTTTCCGATTTAAGGAAATCTTTTGCATCCATGTGGCAAATATAGATAAAAATATTATTCAAAAAAATAATATAAAATATTTGTACATATCATTCTTTAGTATTATATTTGTATCATACAATTAAGGAAAAGGAAATGACAACTACAATCCCAACAACAACAGGTGGCACAATGGAAGTGCCAACCAGCTTTCTTACGTACTGCAAGTCGCGCGGAATTACCGAGGTAACGGATGAAGTTATGAAAGGCTGGATTAACAGCATGATGAAGTTTTGGAGGGATTTCGATACTGATCAAGAATTCCGTGAGGGATTCTTAGGAACTCTTAGAAGGATGGTGGATAACTAAGGAGGGCTCGCCCCTCCGTTTTTTAAACTTAGAAAATATATGTTCAACGCAGATTTTTACCCCACGCCAAAGCAAGTCATCGAGCAGATGATTTCAGGGCTTGACCTTAACGGAAAGACAGTATTGGAGCCGTCGGCCGGGAAAGGGAATATTATCGACGCACTTAAACAGTGCGGAGCCAAAGTCATTTGCTGTGAGCAAAATGAAGAATTGGCCCTGATTGCATCCAGCAAAGCGCGATTGATCGCTACCGATTTCCTTTCAGTTGAAAGCCATCAAATCAGCCATGTGGATTATATAGTGATGAACCCGCCGTTCAGCGCTGATGAGCACCATATCAACCACGCTTGGAATATCGCCCCGGCAGGATGCGAGATAGTGGCGCTATGCAACTGGCAGACCATTGAAAACGATTTCTCCCGTGGGCGCCGTATTTTGAAATCTACCATTGAAACTTACGGAAGTGCTACCAATATCGGTGATGCTTTCGGATCAGCCGAACGTAAAACCGGAATTGAAATTGGGTTAATCCGGCTGACCAAACCCGGCACCAGCAATGATTTTGCGGAATACTTCACTGATGAAGATGACGAGCCGGAGCATCAAGCAAACGCCTTAATGAGTTATAACGCTATTCGTGAAGTGGTTCAGCGCTATGTCAATGCCGTAAAGCTATATGATGAAGTCCTGGAAAATGCTGTAAAGATGAATGCATTAACACAAGGGCTTGGAGTGCGCGATTTGGTGTTTACCTGCTCACAGAAAGACGTTCCGACCACGCGGGATGAATTCGCTAAGGAATTACAGAAGAAGTCATGGGGCTGGATAATCAGCAAAATGAACCTCGAAAAGTATTCCACTAAAGGACTGATGGAGGATATCAACAAATTCGTTGAGCAACAAAAGCAACAGAAATTCACCATGAAGAACGTCTACCTCATGCTTGATGCTATCATTCAAACCACCGACCAGCGTATGGATCGGGCTTTGGTGGAAGTATTCGATAACCTCACAAGTCATTACCACGAGAATAGATTCAACGTCGAAGGATGGAAGACAAACAGCCACTACTTGGTTAATGAAAAGTTTATTATGCCGTATATCTGCCCTGAAAGCCGCTGGTTTAGCTCACCTGACGTTAACGATCGGCAAGCACAGATAGTCGACGACTTTACAAAGGCGTTGTGCTATATCACTGGCGAAAATTACGACAACTTCGACCGGTTCTCATATTCGGTAAGGGTAAAGCACGGCGATACCATGGAGTGGGGTAAATGGTTTGATTGGGGTTTCTTTGAGGTCAAGATTTTCAAGAAAGGCACCGGCCATTTCAAATTCAAGGACAAAGAAGTTTGGGCGAAATTCAATCAGCAAATAGCCCGTATTAAAGGATTTCCATTGCCTGAAAGCATCAAAAAGAAAGCAGCATGAAACTCCACGACTTACAAGTAGGCCAGCGCTTCACCTTCTCCGACAAGCATCGGGGGAAGGTGTTTGAGGTGACCGACCGCACCCAATGGCATGTCCTTTACATGGATGTGGCAACACAGCAAGTACGAGAGACCTACAGCAACCGCGAAACCTTCCGCATGGAGGTTGATCTGGTGACGGATAACAGGGTGGTTGAGCTTACCCCCGAAGACATCGAGATACTGAAATCAGCCCTTGTAGAATATTATCTAAGAGCTTGCGAGGTTGGTAGGCAGTCTACCGATGGGGAGGCGATTGACAAATTACTGATTAAAATAACCGGATCCGCTGGTAGGCGGGTTGTATTGCCGGAGGGGGAGTGATGGAACCCAGGAAGCCGCCAGTCGTATCGATAGAAGATAAAATAATAGACATGGCTTTGGGTCATGTGGAGAACATGTATATACTTAGGGTTTTCCTGGAAACAGGTGATTGGGGGCAAGCATTTGGGATGGGCGGATACTGTGGCGATGACCTAAGGTGGCGGGGTGATTCCAACGGTATAAATTATTCGGTAGACGGAATTGACGGAAAGATAAAGCCCGCTGCCATCATGAATAGGGCAAAGCAGTGGGTTAAAGATACAGCCAGGGGACAGCAGTTGACTTTATTTTAAACGATATGAAAGAACAAAAAACAGCATCGGGATACATTGAGACGGTCTATGGAACGTCACGATTTGCCAGAACATTGGCGGTGAACGACGCCCAATCCATAGTTGATTTGATGCAAGACTTCTCTGACCAACAGAACGCGGAGTTAAGAGATCAGCTCAAAGAAACCGAGAACATCCTTGATGCTTCTACCTACAACCTGAAAAGAGTGGTGAAAAAATGCAACACCTTAACAGAAAGGATGAGGGAGTTGGAGGCCGCTCTTGCCGAATCAGAAAAGGTCAACTTCGATTTAGCTGCTCACCAATGTGACAAGTGGGAACCCGAGGAAAACGGGCATTGGTCGTGTAGATTGCAAGCCCAAAACTCCTTCTTTCGGAATATAATATCAGACCTGATTATCGCTCTCGAAGAATACCAAGAGGTATGGGGATATGACGAAAGTAAGCTAATTGATAAAGCCAAAGAAGCACTTAAACAGGAGGTAAATAATGACTGAGGAGCGTTTAAATGAGATTATATACTTACACACAAATGCTGGACTTAGTGGAGAATCATTTGATGCCTTGCAAGCCATGAAGCAGGCTGTCAATGAGGTGCTGGATGAAGCTGCCGAAAAGGCAGAGGCGTGGGTGAGCTCCAATGGTGAGTGGACTTCAAGCAAGGTGTCTGCTCGTGTAGATAAGAAATCAATACTTAATTTAAAAGTGAAATGAAAAACGGTCAAAAAGTAACTTATATTGGAAAGGGAGCTTACTACGGATATACTGGCATTATTGAAGATTATAAAGGAGGACGGAACAATTTCACCATAAAAAGCGAAACCAGCCGTCTGATAATTACAGACTATAGCGCCCCCATTATTACCGAACATGGAGTTACTAAAGGTAAAAGGTGTGACGTATGCAGAATAATACCCAAAGAAATAAGATTCGATAGTTCAGAATTACACATTGTATATACATGTGCTGACTGCAATCCGAAAGATGCTAAATTATCAGTGTTAACTCGCATTTTAAGGATAATAAAAAGAATATTTTGGGAACCTAAAGGATTTACAGCATGAAACAGATAACA